CAAATATTCAATGAAATCCGCACTAGAATTTGTGCAATAAGACGAAAAAGAATAAATTTAAGAAAAAAATCAAAGATGACGAAAGTAAAATTATCTCTACCTATAATACAATATACCACGCGTTCAAATTTTTGTCAAGTGTTTTTTGTAAAATTTTTATTATTTGTAATTTTATAAATATTAAAAAACCACTTGACAAAGTAGTAAAAAAGAGCTATAATAAAGTCAGAAACAAGGAAATATAAAGTGGGATGATTGATAAAAGCCACTAATGGAACAACAAAGGGAGGAAAAAGGATATGACAGTCATTTATGATGTGCTATTGGAGCAACAGAATTACAAACCAGTAATTGGATATTACGGGGAGATTAAATATATATGTATGTTTTACGACGAAAACAGGAATAAAGCATTGAAGGAAATGCAAAAATATGTAAAAGGACATGGTTTTACCACACCGGATAAAAAATATACCATTAAAGATGTAGTTTTAAGAGAGCGCAAGCCTACAGGAGAGGTAATCAGCATCACTTCATATCATAAATTATTTAATACAACAACAGATGAACTTCTTAAGTAGCTGAAACTGCCAGTAATATCCGGAATGGTTAAGTTATAAAAAGGACTATGTGTATGCATAGTCCTAAAAAATCACTTGACAAACTAACTTAAAAGAGCTATAATAAAGATGTAAACAATAAATATAATAAGGAGTGAAAAAAGTGACATATTCCAAATATGTAAATGAGAGCTATCAACTATGTTCTCCAAATTCGGAATTTCGCAACCATGTAGTAGATACAGTAACTATCCATTGCTATGTTGGCCAAGCTTCAGCGGATTCCATGGCTAACTGGCTCTGTAGTCCAGAAGCTGAGGCGTCAGCTAATTACGCGATAGCCTATGACGGTACAATTGTTGGCATCTTACCAGAGGAGCGGCGTTCCTGGTGTAGCTCTAGTCCGTCCAACGATCACAGAGCAATTACGATTGAATGTGCGTCAGATGACTTTGATCCATACAGAATTAGACCAGCAGTATACAATGCTTTGATCAAACTACTGGTAGATATCTGTGAACGTTATTCTACAATCGGAAAACTCCGCTGGCGCGCGGATCCTACAATCACTGATAGAGCTGTCCAGAACATGACAGCGCACAGATGGTTTGCACCGAAGGCTTGTCCAGGTGACTATTTATACACCCGTTTTGGCAATATTGCAAATGAGGTTAATAAAATCATTGATGCCAAGAATAAACGACCATATAAGGACGGTGAGAAGCGCAAAACATTAAAGAGAATGCTTATCTATAAGAGCATCGGACGTGATCCAATTTCGGTAATTGGTATACCAAAACAAACACGTTATAAGTATAACTTAACGAAAGACGGTGACGTCCAAATTAAAGCAGGTATTAAAGTAAAAATAAGAGATCAAGTAGTAGTAAGGCCAGGTTGTACGTATGTTAAAATCGCAAGAGGATGGATATTGGCAGAATTTAATGGCGTAAAATATTTGGGTTAATACCTATAAGGAGGTGATAAAAATGAAGGTGAAGAGATTAGGAACGGAACTCGATGTTTTTTACAAGGACGGAACTAAGGCATTACATTGGTTTCCAGAGGAAATCACACGCCCGAAGTACCTTGACTGGCTGTCAAAGAATGACCCTTGGGAGTACGAAAAAATAAAGAAAGCTAGAGTGTCAGCTTACCGCTATTTTGTGTATGATATTCCACCGGAAGTGATGATGGCACATAAAGTAGCTGATCTTGGCTATAGTAACTGCGGAACCTATAGAAGAAAAAAGGAGAATGAAAAATGAAAAAAATCAATGTAAGATCGAAAGTAAAATATGCTGGAATCGAAGATGGAAAGGCAACATTAACATTGGAATTAACGCCAGAACAGGAATCTGCACTTGACCATGTGTATGAAGAAGTAGATACAGAAGGCTGCGCATCAACCCCAACGAAAGTTGATAAAGACGGTAAGCTGTATTTTAAGGCAACGAGTAGATATGCAGTTAAAGTCTATGAAAATGGAAAAGAATCTGATTCTATTTCAGTTGGAGATATTGGAAAAGGTTCCGATGTGGTGGCAAACGTGTCAATTGGTATTAGCAAGTACAGGGGAAGAGCTTTCCTGGTTGCTTATTTAAGCTCGGTTAATGTCATTGATATGGTATGGAAAAAGCCATTCAATCCATTTGACAATACAGATACAGAAATAATTTAAATACGAATAAAAACACCCTTGACAGGGGTGTTTTTTTGTTGTATAATTATATCATAAAGGAGGGGTTTTATTATGAGCGAATTAAAAAGAAGTTACCAGAAAGAGTATAAAAGAGTGAAAAGCCTTGTCAGGTCTTTTGAAAAACGCGGGTATGTCGTTCCAGAGTCCATAAAGTCAATTAAACCAATGTCAGAGACAAGGGTTTCAACCAGGTCGCTGACCAGGTTAAAAAATATTACACCCGAATCATTATATCGCAGATCACGCTATATTACACCAGAAGGAAAAGAAACGTCCGGTGTGCGTGGTAGAGACCTGGAAAGAGAAGCGTTAGCGCGGAAAGCTGCGGATACAAGAAAGAAATCAAAGAACAAAGATTTGTGGATTGATATAGTATGGAAAAACGTTGTCCAGCCGATGATCGACCGTTTGAAATCCGGTGTCCCGGAGACGTATCATAGCAAGCGTGGATTAGTTCCAAAGGCCGACGTAGTACTTCAGCTACAGAAAAAAGCGGCGGGTGAACTTTTATCATGGTTACAAAATCCGGATAACCGTATAAAAATAGCAACAGCTGTATTCTATGCTTATAAAAAAGGCGCTGATTTAGCCGATGCCCTGAATACATTTTTGGAAAGCGGGTATTTGAGTGAGGTGCTTGGGTCACTGGAATTTTTAGCACAAAATATTGGGTACAGTGGCAACGTTTCGGCAATATCATTTTCGGATGGCGTGAATTATGAAGAAGAGATGTTTGGATGAAACACACATATTTGCTTGTGACTTCGAGACTACGGTGTTTGAAGGTCAGGAAAGAACGGATGTTTGGGCGGCGGCTTGCGTTGCGTTGCATTCTGAGGATGTACGAATATTTGGAAATATTACGGATTTCTTTCAGTTTTTTGTGAATATGCGTAAAGCAGTTCGCTTATATTTTCACAATTTGAAATTTGATGGAAATTTTATCTTAGATGCCCTCATGTATCAGTGGGGGTATCGACCAGCATATCTGCGGTTGCCAAATGGAGAAGTAAAGGAAATACCAGATAGGGATATGATACCGAAAACGTATAAATATAGCATCTCAACAATGGGTCAATGGTACAAAATAATCATCCGGACCAATAAGTACAAAACCATCGAGATATACGATTCCTTAAAACTTCTTCCGTTTTCTCTCAAAGTTCTCGGAAAAAATTTTGGCACAAAGCATCAAAAGCTGGAAATGGAATACAAGGGTTTTCGGTTTCCAGATTGTCCACGCACTCCAGAAGAAGATCAATACATCAGTAATGACGTGCTTGTGCTAAAAGAAGCTCTTGAGATTATGTTTTCGCAGGGTCATAACTCGCTTACGATTGGGTCAGAGTGCTTAAAAACTTACAAGGCTATGACAGACGATGGATTTGGATTATGGGACACCTATTTTCCAAATCTATATGATGTCCAAGGAATAGAGGGACTATCGGCTGGCGAGTGGATACGGAAATCTTACAAAGGCGGCTGGTGTTATTTACGGAAAGGCTGCAGTGGCGTTACCGTATACAACGGTACAACGGCTGATGTTAATAGTCTATATCCATCTATGATGCATAGCATGAGCGGGAATTACTACCCAGTTGGAAACCCGCATTTTTGGTGCGGTGATTATATACCAGAGGATGCCCTTATAGATAATCGGTATTATTTTCTCCATGTACGTACTGGTTTTGAGCTGAAGAAGGGAAAGTTACCATGTATCCAAATAAAAAACAGCGCCATGTATAAGTCAACGGAATGGTTGGAAAGCTCCCTGATTGATGGAAAATACAGGGAAATTCCAGGACCTGACGGCGCCATTAAGAGCACTGTTGATCTGTATATCACAATGTCAGATTGGTCGTTAATAAAGGAACATTATAATCTATGGGATACTGTGATCGTAGACGGCTGCTGGTTTCGATCAGAGCTTGGCATTTTTGACGCTTATATTGATAAATTCGCAAAAATTAAAAAAGAAGCAAAAGACAAATGCACACGCACGATTGCGAAATTGTTTTTAAACAATTTGTACGGGAAAATGGCAATGTCTACGGATTCTTCCTTTAAATTTGCGGAACCGTCTAACGATAGTTTTGTTTTTCACGACATTCACGCAAATGATAAACGTCCTGGTTACATCCCATGCGGTTCTGCCATCACCTCATATGCCCGTTGCTTTACAATCCGGGCGGCGCAGGCGAATTATCATGGAAACAATCGACCTGGATTCCGTTACGCGGACACGGATTCCATTCACTGCGACTTGCCGCCGGAAAAAATAAAAGGAATAAGGGTACATGACAAGGACTTTTGTTGCTGGAAACTAGAGTCTTGTTGGGATAGTGCTGTATTTGTACGGCAAAAAACATACATCGAACACGTTACGCACAATGATCTGGAAGCGGTTGTTCCTTATTATGACATCAAGGCTTGTGGTATGCCTGCCAGATCAAAGGAGTTGTTGCTATCCTCTATGCTTGGTACAGCAAAAATGGCGGATTGTAAAAATGTAGAAGAATTACAATTTCTATTTTCTAGTGGGAAACGCATTGTACGGACTTATGATGATTTTACTCCAGGGCTTAAAGTACCGGGGAAGCTACGGCCTGTGAGAATACCAGGTGGGGTTGTATTGCAAGATACTTTTTTCACTATGCGGGATAGTTAAAAACCATTTGACAAAGTAGTATAAATGATATATAATAAAGCCAGAAAGAAGGAGGATTAAGATATGAAAGAATTTATAAAAATTCTATTGTACTTTTTCTTTGGATGCCTTTTTGCATTACTTGCAATGTTTGCTTGGGTCGGATTTGAAACAATTTGTATGTAAAGGAGGAATTGAAATGAAAAACCAAATAAGCGAAGATATTAAAAGAGCGATCTGTAAACGTAATCATTATGAAGTTGCAAAGAAGCTTCTGGATGACTACTATTATGAACAATGTGGCCACGTTGATTCCCTATCACGTGATAGGGACTTGGAACGTCTATTTCCGATAAAAGTACGTAGGTATTTTGATCTTTATACCATTTCAGAAAAGGGAAAACTGCTATTCACTGTGTTAAGATACAGACATACATTTAAACATGAACGTTACCATGATTTAAACGAAGTTTTTGACGAACTTGGTGTAATAATTGTCTTAAAGAAATAGGGTGACATTTCGTCACCCTACTTTTTTCACTCATTTTTTCCGAATCGGATATAACTGCTTGACGTTACAGGAGGGGCAGTCAAAGACAATGGTATCTCCAGTTTTAATGCTGATCCGGTTTTCCACCACATAGTATCCCGAATAATCAATCCTTGCATTGGTGGACAGCGTTGCGATTGCCGTTAATGTTCTTTGACTGGATGTACTCTGCTTCAGGTGCCCGTGTAAAATGCCGTTGACAACGATTAAGTTACTTTCTACAAAGGTGTCATTTGGAAACAATTTACCAGCATCGACCTGGAACACCTTGCAATAATCCTGCGAGAAAGCCTGTGTTGCGCCATCGTCCAGAACAAATGTATCACCGTAGGCACTTGCACCACGGAGTTCAAACAGGCTGTTCGTTGCTTTCACAAAAGCATGCCTTTTCTGTGTTTCATCTTCCGTGTGGAATCCACCGATGATTACCCCATCACAGTCTGTCACCTCAAAAGCCCCGGCAGGTGTAGACGCTGCCGTATTCTGGTGATCCTTGACCATGACAACGTCAAACCTGCATCCCTTGCAGGATTCTGCCACAAAGCAGGCGGCAGTGGAATTTTCTGCCCCACTGGACTGTACCGTCAGACCAAGGCAGTTTTTGAAATGATACCCGTGTACGCCACCGGAATAACTGTCAGCAGCACAGTTTTGCAAGGTGCTGTAGTAGAGTTTTTCTAATCGGTAGCCTGTGCCGGTATAATTCACCGCCCAGCAATTTTGAAACGTCATACTGGTTCCGTTTGCGATCACTCCCTCGTGATGGAATCCGTACTGCCCGCCCCATGTGGAAACATCGTAGAACGTGCTTTTAAACAAATTGTCCATGTAAATACATGTGCTGTTTGCGACGCCTGGCTTAATCCATACGTACACATGCTCTAAGTTGACATACCGCATGGCTTTGTTGGTGTTTGTCTCACCCGGCGAAATGACAATCCCACGCACACGCGCGCTTTCGTTTGCCACCTGGATGGCCATATTTTCGATTTTAACCCCCGGAACGCTGATCCGGATTGCGGTAGGCGCAGTATTCACCATGCTGTGCTCGATAAATTGATCCTGGCTAATCTGATCTGTGCTGTCATCAAACACCCAGCCCGTGTAATTCCCTTTTAAGCAGATCGGCTTGTCAATGACCAGGGTTTCGTGCATGCTCACGGTTCTCCGCGGAAACATCACAGTTCCATGTAACGTGCAGTCTTTTACAGCTTCTTTTACCGCGTCATTATCACTCATCCCTAAGTAAGTCACATAATGCTGGACATACGTATAGTCTGGTGTTTCGCCAAGAATAAATTTTTCTAAAAGATTCTGGAAATCCTCAGACTCCAAATAATCCGTCAAAATCACGTTAAAGTTCTGGATGACCTGGTTGTACGTGATCGCTAAATCATTGACATATTTGATGACTTTACATAATACCTCATAATAACTCAAACTGTCATCATATGCAAGCGGTAACACTTTTTGGCAATAAAAACGTAGTTGTTCTCTTGACACCATGTTTTTTCTCCCTCCTTACCAAAGTCTCATAAACAAATCTCCAAGCTCCTCAATTACCATCAAATCCACGTTCAGAATCTGTTCCCGGTACTCTTTTATTGCCGCGGCATAACTCTGCCCGCCGCGTTTCCCCCAGACATGGATGTCTCCCGTTCCGGTTCCGGTATTATCCCGGTTTTCGCTTCTGCTCCCGGTTTCAGTTCCCGTTTCTTCCCGCGTTCCCTCTTCCTTTACGGTTCCGGTGTTTGCTCTTGTTCCGGTTTCCGTTGTTGTACCTGAGCTGGATCCATTGTCTGAGGTCGTTCCACTTGTTTCTGTTTTCCCCTCTGAGGTTCCGTTTCCGTCCTGTGTGCTGGAGTCCGTTGTTTTTTCCGCGCTTGTCAAATACTGCTCCGCGTCAAAATCGGTCAAGTCATTTTGAGGGGTGTCACTGCGAATCGTTTTGCTTGTTTTGGAACTAGTGGTTTTATCGGTCGTTTTTCCGGTGGTTGAAACGGTAGTTGAAACGGTGGATGAATCGGTCGTTGAACCGGTAGTCTCACTGGAGTTGGACGTTGCTTCACTTAAGTTATCCGTGCGGGTGTCTTTGCTTTTTCCGGTGGTGGAACTTTCCCGGGTCGTTGAACCGGTGGTGGTTTCGGAGAACGTATCGTTATTTTCATGATGCTCGAAATAATCAACATCCTCAAGGGGGGAATACTTAAAATCAAGCGTTTTATACAGCTCATTGTAAAACGGCATGATCTCAGTCATTTTCCGGTTTAGATGGAGTTTCCACAAGCCAACGGTTTCAAACCCGATTTCCCTTGTGTAGTAGTGCGCAAGGATTTTCTGGCAAAGTTCCGCCCGTTTTTCTTCCTTGTAAAACGGAATGCCGGGGGAAAAGATTTTGTCCCAGCTCTTTTCCAGAACACTTTCTACGTCTGAGAATCCAACGGATTCCGAAAGCCCTGCCGCCGTTTCGCAGATAAACCGGACTTCCGTGGTGTATTTACTCATCCAGTTCACCTCCACCCGAAGTTTCTGATTGTGCTTCTGTTTCCGCATCAAAACGGAACTTGACTGATGCATTCCACCCAAACAATTTGTTTGCTCGCTCCAGCATCTGCTTTCTTGCTTCCAGTCGGCTATAACGTCCAGCAAGTGTACCACCCAGGGAACGGTTTACTTCGTCGGTTACCATGCGTTCCTTTTTGGTGATGGAAACATTGCTGATTCCAAGATAGGTCATGGCTTCATTCCAGATGTTTGTCTTTAGCTCAAAAATCCGGTCTGCGATGTACGGGGCATCGGTGGAAAGTACGGAAAAGTCATGCATATCCAGGTCTTTGTCCCCAAAAATGAACGGCTGATTTCCGTCATATTCTTTGTAGAGATTTAACATGGTCAGTCGTTGGGACTCTGACGCACGCACCAATACAGGTGTCTTTTGCGCGTTGGAATTAACGTCAATGATGCGATCCAGATTATAGAGACGCATTGCAAACATTTTTAACAATGGCTTGATATCACGACGGGTAAGGTTGTTAAATCCGATGACAGAGGTGTCCAATGACAAGTCTCTTTGGTACCCGTTGTACCTGGAGTAAGCGCGGAATTTCACGGGATTTCCGTAAACATCAAAGTTTCCAGCTTGAGTGCAGGACAACGATAAATAGGAGTCAACCCCATCATCATAAAACAGTGCAATCTGTCCGTTCTCATACAACTCCAGCTCCATATACCTTGGGTCTACCGTATCCGGTAGACCCTCATAGGAAAAGGAAGTAATCGCAAGTTCGGACAGGCGCTGATAGTAGTCCTGCCAGGTGCACATGTTTAAAAACAGTGACTGGCCAAATAAGGTTTTCTTTTTTGACATATTATCCCATTCTCCAACTCACTAATTAAAAATTTGTCCACTCTCATGTATCATCACATCTTTAATTCCATCTGGTTTTATGGCGTATTCAAACGGCGTTGAAAGAGCGCAGCGTAAAAAAGGGCCAGCGGAACCATCCACTTTATTTGATGTTAATGTAATAACCCCAGCAAAACTGTCACTATTAATAACATATAGTGGCAAATTGTATTGCTGCATGTCACTAGTTACTTCTACGCTTAAATATTTACAGCCATTTACAAGCGCATCTGTTTTTACAATTATTCTGCCTTTTTGATCGAGTTTGTTTGTAACACTTTCGTGTCTCGAAATGTTCTTTAGTGTTAACCCAACGACTGACCCAAGATTTTTTTCACTCATAATTATATTAACCTCCTACTGTATTGTCAAGTTCATAATGCCCTACTTGGTCTCCAGATTTCCACCATGTTACGCCAGACAGATATGCATTCCGGATTTCATCTTGATTCGGTTCTGGTATTCCTAAGTTGCCAGCAGACGTTGGCAAGATATTCACTTCGCTACATTTCAGATACGTATACACCTTGCGTGCATTCCTTACCGGCTCCATGAACCGATTGACGGCATATCCAAAGCGGTCAAAATATGCATCAATTCTCTGGGCAAACTGCGCCCGTATTGTTTTAAAGTAAAATGCAAATCCAACATTGTCAATCGCTGTATTCAGACTGTCAGTCTGTGCTGACCCATATACTGGATCCGGGTGACTGTCTATATCGTACTGCTGTGCCATTTGCCCGGCGATTGAAGTTCCTGCCCCGATCGCCGCTCCTATTGCTACACCTGGTAAACCACCTGCAATACCGCCATGGATACCTCCCGCAACGCCGCTTACTACATTTTTCAAAATAGCCGCCTTGTTCTGCGCCAGATACGCTTTGTAGGTATCACCTTCCCATGCATTTACTGGGAAACTTGTCAGTGTAAGTCCGCGGTCATAATCTTTCGCAATGCCTGCATGGTTGACTGGATAACAGATCATAGCCGGGGAAGAAAGGAAAGTTCCCTGGACTTCAAACTGCGCACCGGCTAACCCCCATTCTTCCCAGCGATACTTTATCACCTGGCCGGACTTGTTTGTGGCTACTAATTGAGTGTAAGGATACTGGTACAACTTTTTGTTATGCGGCTTATACCCGTCAAAATTATCCGGCATATTCATAACCGGTAAAAGCAAGTCAATAGTATTCGGTTCTGCGCTGGAACCCAGAACAGTTGGGTATTCATACATGGCGACAATGGCATTTTCTTTTCCAGAGCCAATGTATGACTCTAGGAGTGTATTTAACTGTGTTGCATCAGTCGTGACTGGCTGTGTCATAATATGCAATGGACTATATATTTTGTTATAAAATTTGCCGGTTGGTTTATCGCCTGTAGACGTAGTGCCAGTCATAATGCAAACAGACATATTGCTATAATCCGTAATATACCTGTCTATTGTCACATAGTCACCCGTTTCCAGATTTTCAGGCACCAAATTTTCAAACAGACCGTCTGTGAGAGAATGCATACGTTCCACCCAGCAATAGCCTAACCGGTAGTTAAAATGATACGTTTGCAAAGAGTCTATGCGGAAATACAACCAGGTACATCCATCGTTAATGTATTCAACCCGGGTAACAAAGGCATAAAACCACTTACTGGAATAGGACGTGTTTTGCCACATCAGATAGTTGATGTGATAGCAATCGGAAACCGGACGGTTTACACGGATACGTTGTTCTTTCCTCTGGAATGTACAATCCAGCATGGAAAACTTTGCTTTGCCTAAAAAATATTCTGCCTGTGCTTCCTGCGTTAAAAAATAGATACTATTTTTATAGGAGGGATCCAGCGGGACCCCCTCCAGGAAGTAGATTTTTGTTTGCTTTGTCATAGCCTCTCCTTTAATAGGTTACAATGACATTTCCTTTTTTCAACTCTACATTCTCTACCGGAACAAGAAACTTTGTTTCTTGTTCAACAGCAATCAATTTTTTGTCATCATTAACATAAAAAGCCGATACCACTTTTTTCGCTTTTTCATTAATGTGTACAATCAATTCTCCTTTAGAACTCAGGGCTGGACTGGAGATATCCAGCCCCCAGATCAGTTTTTTCTTTCAAAAGTTAAGGTACTGCCTACCTGCGCAGCCGTTGTTAAGTTTGTGGTAGCGTTGTACTCAACGCCATTTAAGATCAACTGCGGTTTCATAGTGGCTTCAGAATTCGGGAAAATAAACACACCGTATTTCTGTACGGCAATCATATTTCCGACGGCATCCTGCGTCTGCACAAAATTCCACTGACCCGTTAAAGTGGGTGTATCCTCCTGCGGGGACAGGGTTAAGATCGTTCCACCCTCATTGATGATTTTATCGGTTACTTTCACCGTGAGTGTCGCAGGGGTGTTAAGGGAAAGATTGTCTGCTTCTACAAATACAACTGCGTTTGAAAATGGGCTGTAGGATACTGTTTTCCAGACGTTTAAAAAGTAGTTCCAGTACATGCCTGACGCAACGTATTTTTCCGTAAATCGTAAATTGTTATCATATACCTGGAAGAACTCTTTATCTACAAGCACCGCTTTTACCTTCGCCGTAATTGCAAGTTCTTCTGCCGTTACAGGTTCAAACCCATCGGAACTTGCAACAATTTCGGAAAATGCATCGTTATCAAACGTTGACCAGTCATCAATAATTTTCAGCCGACCCATAAAGTCAGCTTTATCCATGTGGAAAGCAGACGCAAGTACTTCTACATCGTACTTTGCATTGTACATAGCGTCCATAAAAATATACTGGTCTTCCTTTGGCGTATTTGTGTGAACACCAGATGCATTGTATTTTGGAGAAAGAATCGTAATCATGTTTGATACGCCACGGAATTTTTCCGCATTGTCATGCATATCGGTAGGAGATACCGCCTGCGGAAACATTTTCCCGTGTGCAATCGATTTAATGAGGAGGTATTTAAACAAAAGATACTCCACATACTCGTTGGAACGATACACGGAATCAACCAGCTTTGCGATAAAATTGCTGACACCTTCTGCGGACAGAAAAGCCTGCCTTAAATCCTCATCCTGTACGGTTAACGGGAACTGATAACGCATATTCATTACGTGGAACGCACTGCGTACATCTGAAATAGAACGCTTAAGTTCCCGGGCTTCTGCTTTCTCAACGGAAAATTCCCTGGCTTTGCAAATGTTTACAAAAACTTCTTCTATCGTTTCGCCATTTCCCAAATATCCTTTTTTAAGGTCGGCATATGGGTTATTAAAAGTGGACGACTTGATTAACACCAATGCAATGCGGTTAATCAAAGCATTTAGGAACTGATTCTGTAAAACAGGATTTCCATACAATACTTCTCCCACTTTTGGAATATCCGTTGTTTTTGTAACCTCAGGCACTATGCTCTGGTATTCATACGTAGCATTCTGCCTGATGACGTTCAAAATATCAATCGTACTGGCATTAAGCCCATTCACGCCTACTCTTGTTGGCATCTTTAATCCTCCTTAAATAATGACTCAAATGTCTTTTTTTCTACATCGTCATCTTTATCATCTTCCTTGATCGTGGTTTCCTCCACAACGGAGAAAAAACGGTCATGGTATCTTTTTCTCCATTCCGCGTCATTTTCTTCATATTTTTTCTTATAATCACCTGACTGCAAGACCTGAGAATATAAATCATCAAACGTATCAGACAAATCCTCTAAAAGAGAGATTGACTCATCTGATTCAGCATTTTCTACGCTTGTCATATCGCGTATTCGCTCTAATAGAGATTCTTTGCTAACTACTGACAAAATCACTCACCTCACTTATTGTAATACCGGGTCATCATCCAGATTGGCATCCCTTTTCGTTTCTTTGGCTCGGGACCTGGTCCAGGACCGGGCGGGACATACCCGTTCAAAAACCAATATGCGCACATCACGTTTGCATACTGCTCATTGCTCAAATACCCTAAATAGAAATTACCAGAAGTCCAAGTCCAGTTCGATGACGGTTCTGTTTTATGTGCATCAATGTAGCTATAAAATGCCCTGGCCGCTTCCTGCCGCTCTGCAAGTGCATTTCCAGGCACTCCCTCCCAGCAAGCTAGAAATTCTGCGGTTAATGTGTCAATATCAGTTAACGTGGAAGAAAGAAAATCAGAAAGCGTTGCGTATCCAAGCATCGAATTAGAAGCTGTCCAGTAGTTCTCATGGATCAAAAACGCCAACTGACCATTTCCATCGCCGTCAGCATAACCGTTGGAAGTAACCCATTCATGCAAATTGTAGCATCTGCCGTGCGGTGTTCCAACGTTAGTCCACTGCCCTAATCCATACCCCCCAATGCCATCGTAATTGTATTCATGGTCCCAAGTAGTTGGAGTAAGACTTTCCCATATTCCAGGGTTCACACCAGATTCGCGTTTAAAGCATCCACACATAGCAGCAATCACGTATGCCGATACCGTTGTGCCAACTCCACCGGGGTAACGGAACAATCGTGTGTAATAACCGGGAGTTGTCTGGAAAGTATTAATGGACACCTGTTCTGCCAATGGCACAGAATCACTATGCGCACCCATTGTATAACCAGTCATCAGCGTTCCGGGATCGGAACGATATACCATTTCTGTATGCTGGACAGTATCTGACTCAACCCAGACAATATCTCCTGGCATCCATTGCCCGGATATATCCTGCTCCACAAAGCCAAGAGACGAAAGAACAGGAAGCATCGTTGACGTGGTAAAAGCAGTGGAAGAGCCGGCAGATGCTAAATCAAATCCTCCGGCCTGCAATGCATACCAAATAAAAGAAGAACAGTCATAACAAGTAGCACCAGTTGAAGGATCAACCTGCTGATTTCGGTAGGTCTCAGAATAACCCACATTTTCGGCGTTACATTGCGTAACAGCCCACGAATAACTCTGTGTCAAGTTTGGCATGCTGATGACCCACCTCCATATTCCTACCTGCTATTCTGGCTCTTGCTCAGAAATCATCACGCACAACTTCTGTACCGCTAAGGTGTTGTTTTCCAGGGCCTTCTTTAGTTCATTCATTTCCGCACGATGATTTTCTGTCAACTCTTTGATCTGCGCGGTGTGTTGGATATTCATTTTGTAAAATGCCCATCCAAGCGCACCGCAACACACAATCGGAAACCCAACTGTGCTGACTGCCTGCATAACAAGATTGATGTCCATGTTTCAGTTTGTCGCAGAAAACCGCCTGGGAGGGGCGATCAAAAAATTTTATAGTTTGAATACGTTTCTTTTTCTGCGACATACCCCCCTTTCCTCCGTTATATAGATAGTATATCATTGCACTTGTAAAAAGTCAAGAAATATAGTATACTATAAGAAAAAAGGTGATTACTATGTATACAAAATATTATGACGGAACAAATCTACTAAACATGAAAGATATAGATAACAAAGCACCAGAAATATATATTGTAACGACAAATAGAACAGGCGGTAAAACAACGTATTTCAATCGTTTATGCATCAACCGGTTTCTAAAACAGGGGAAAAAATTTTGCCTGCTTTACCGTTATCAGTATGAGCTGGAACAAGTGGCCGAAAAATTTTTTAAGGACATTAAAGCACTATTCTTCAACGACTACCTAATGGAAGAAAAGACACTTGGAAAATCAGGATTTAAAGAACTATTTATTGGAAAAAACGAAAATCAAATGAATAGTTGTGGATACGCGATATCACTTAATGCATCGGACAATGTAAAAAAATATTCTCATTTTTTCAATGACACAGAACTAATTCTATTCGATGAATTTCAAACAGAATCAAACAGATATATCAGTGATGAGGTTGGAAAACTCCTTTCCATACACACTTCCCTTGCCAGAGGAAATGGAAAACAAGTGCGATATTTGCCAGTATTCATGTTGGCCAATCAAGTGACACTGCTTAATCCGTATTACTCAGCACTTGGCATTGCGGAGCGACTAAATTCAAAAACACATTTTCTACGTGGAAACGGTTGGGTACTAGAAACAGATTATATAGAATCGGCGGCGAATGCACAAAAGGAAAGTGCTTTTAACAGGGCATTCGCAAGTCACCGGTACACTTCTTTCGCAAGCGAGAATAATTACTTATTAGACAGTTATGCGTTCATAACACGGCCACATGGGAGATCACGGTATATCTGTACGTTCAAGGTAGAGGGTGCTTCCTTTTCCGTGAGAGAGTTCCCGGATTCCGGAATACTATATTGCGATGACAAATTTGACCCAGACTTCCCAACTAGAATAGCAGTCACTCTTGATGACCATACAATCAATTATGTCATGCTATCTTCAAACAATGTGCTAATTTCGTTCTTGAGAGATTGCTTTCAAAAAGGAAAATTCCGCTTCAAAAACGCAAATGCAAAAAACGCTTGCATTTCTTTCCTTAGTTTTCATTAGTTGACATATCAGTTGTTCGGTGGTATACTATATATGTAACTTCATTCTTGTTTGGCTTCCTTATTGATGGGCGGGGCACCCGGGTGGAATATCCTGCCGCTCATCTTTCCTGGAGTGGTTCCCGGTTTGGTCGCCCGGAATGGTTAAGTTATTAAAAAGGACTATGTGTATGCATAGTCCTTTTAAAAAACACTTGACAAAATTTTGAATGTGTGGTATATTGTATTATAGGTAGAGATAATTTTACTTTCGTCATCTTTGATTTTTTTCTTAAATTTATTCTTTTTCGTCTTATTGCACAAATTCTAGTGCGGATTTCATTGAATATTTG